GGGCCTTGGGCAGCTGCTCACCCGGGCGGCGACCGGGCAGCGGGTGACGGTGACTCCGGTCACCGACGGCGTCGAGGGCACCCCGACGTCGATGTTCATTGCGACGAACAACCTGAACGCGCTCGCCGGCGGCGGCGGGGTGTCCTCCTGGGACGCCGGGATGGGGATCCCGGCCGCGGCGCGGGCGACGATCCTGATCGCGGACCTGCTCGCCGCGTTGCCCTACGTGCCGTTCCGGGAGCGGTGGGGGCAGCCGCCGGAGCGGCTGCCGACCCCGCCGGTGCTCGAGCAGCCGCACCCGCCGGAGCTGGCGTTCGACACCCTCGCGTCGCTGGTCATGGACTACCTGTGGAACGGCAACGGGGTCGCGGTCATCACCGCCCGCGACGCCGAGGCCCGCCCAACCGCGTATTCGCCGCGGCCGGCGCCGACGGTCAAGGTGGGCCGGGACTCGGCGACCAACCGGGTTACCTACCAGACGGGTCCGACAACCTTCTACGACTACACAGACGTGCTGCACCTGAAGGGCCCGTGCAAGCCGGGGGAGCTGGTCGGCAAGGGGGTGCTGCAGTGGCACCTGGAGACCCTGACCCTGGCCCGGGACCAGCGCCGGCAGGCGACGTCGATCACCCGGCACGGGGTGCCGACCGGGCTCATCCGCTCGACCGACCCGAAGATGACACCGGCGAAGGCGGCGGGGCTGAAAGCGGACTGGATGACCGCGCAGGAAACCCGCACGCCGATGGTGCTGAACCCGCAGACCGATTTCGAGCCGATCGCCTGGAACCCGGAAGAGCTGCAGCTCGTCGAGGCCCGGAAAATGTCCACCGAGGACATCGCGCTGATATTCGGCCTGCCCGGGTCGTATCTGAACGTGCCGAACGCCAGCCGCACCTACACCAGCGTCCCGGCGGAGAACCTGCAGCTGCTGCGGTTCTCCAGTGTGCGGGGGCACCTGGCCCGGCTGGAGGGGGTGCAGTCGGCGCTGCTGCCCCGTGGCACCCGGGTCCGCGCCGACCTCGACGAGACGCTGCTGCGCCCGGACATCATCGCCCGCTACGAGCTGTACCGGGGCGCGAACCCGGCCGGGGTGTTCCTCAGCACCGACGAGATCCGCGCGCTGGAGGGGCGGCCCCCGCTCACCCCGGCGCAGCGGGCCGCAGCACGACCGCCGGCGCCGCCCGCGACGCCGGGGCAGCAGGAGGAGGGCCAGGGCGATGCCTGAGGAGCTGCAGATCCGGTCGTTCACCCCGGACCTCGAGGTGCGGTCCTCGGCGAAGGGCCGCACGGTTGTGGGGATCGCCGTGCCGTGGGACGTCGAGACCGAGCTCGACCCGTACCTGATCGAGGGGTTCCGCCGCGGCGCGTTCGATCACCAACTGGAGGCGTTTTACCGGGTCAAGCTGTCCCGGGAGCACATCATCAAGGGTGGGATCCTGATCGGCCGCGGGCTGCAGGCCCGCAACGACGCGAAGGGCTTGTACGTCGAGATGCTCGCGTCCCGGACCGCGGTCGGGGAGGAGACCCTGCAGCTGGTGCAGGACGGGGCGCTGGCGGACCTGTCGGTCGCGTTCTGGCCGCGGCAGCAGACCAAGGCGCCGTCGCTGCTGATCCGCGGCCGCGACGCCGTGTGGCGCACCAAGGGCCAGCTCGAGGAGGTCGCGGTCGTGCTGGAGGGCCAGTACGCCCGGGCCGGCTTCGAGTCGGCGTTGGGGGTAAGAAGTGCTCAGCCGGCCCGGCCGGGCATCAACGAAGCGCAGCGGGTGCTCGACGAGTGGCCGCTGCTACCGCCGGCGTAGCCGCGCCGGGGAGAGGACCGCAACGATGGCTGTCGACGTGACCGTCTACCCGGGCCGCGTGAAGTTCGAGGAGCAGTCCCCGCACGCGCACCGGGAGCTGCTGCTCGTCGCGGACCCGCACGACCGGACCGGGGCCCGGCTCGCCGACCAGGTCGCCGACCTGGTCAACGGCGCCGACTACGTCTACCTGAACCGGGTCGGGGACTCCGCCGACCTGCACCGGACGATCGAGGCCCGGCTGCAGGACGTCGAGGGCACGGAGGTCCGCACCGAGGGCCGCGCCGCCGACCACGTGGTCGGTGATGTCCCGATCCGCGGCGCGAAGGTGGTCCGCCCCGCCGACGAGGCTGCGGTCGTCATGGGGGAGCCGCCGGAAGGGTTCGGCTCCCCCGGTGAGCCAGAGGCCGCGCGGCCGCTCGAGCCGAAGCCGCTGCCGTCGCTGGAGGACTCGGCCGGCACCACCCACGCCCACCACGTCGGCGGGAAGCGTCTGCGCACCGGCGAGGAGGAGACCGCCGAGCCGCGGACCACCGACGCGGAGCCGTCCAGCGTCGAGCTCGCGCCGGCCACCACCGACGTGACGGAGGAGGAGGCGGCCGCCGACCCGCGGACGAAGGACGACCTGCGCGGCGAGCTCGAGGCCGCCGGGCTGCCGGTGTCCGGGTCGAAGCGGGATCAGCTGCAGCGCCTCCGCGACGCGGGCCGGTGATCCCGCTCACCGCGATCCCGGAGGCGGCGGCCCGGGCCCGGCCGTGGGCGCGGCCGCTGGTCATCGGGCCGCCGCCCGGCGTGTCCGACGATGACTGCGGCACGGTCGTCGCTCTGGTCGAGCACCTGGACACCGACGGGCCGTTCCCGGACCGGATCCGGGTGCCGCTGCAGCTCGAGGACGGTGAGCTGGACGCGCTCGCCGCCGGCGCGCCGGTCTGGCTGACGGTCTACGGTGTGTCGCTGCAGCCGTTCTCGCTGTCGGTCGGCTGACGACACCGTGTCCGGGGCGGGGTGCGGGCGCGCTTCGCCCCGGGCGGCTTATGCTCGGCGGTGATCAGCACGTAGAGCCGCGACACCGGACCCTCCGGACCGCACCCCGGCCTCTCGACGATGCCGGCACCCGGCCGTGACACCCCGGTCACTCCTGGCGGATCCCCCATCCGCGTGACCCCTGGAGTCCGGGTGAACCCGTACCTGAAGCGCCAGCGTGAGAAGTTCGACGCGCTGAAGACGTCCGTCGAGGGCCTGCAGACGCGGGCCGCCGGCGAGAACCGTGACCTTTCCGAAGACGAGCTGAAGACGATGCGGGCGCAGAAGGCCGAGGCCGACAAGCTCGCCGACGAGATCAAGGACCTGGCCGGGCTGGAGACCCGGGCGGCGGAGGTCGCCGCCGCCGACGCCGCGCTGGAGCGCACCTCGAAGCGGACCACCGACGGCAAGCGCGGCGGCGGCGCGAAGCCGGCCGGGAAGGACGACGTCGACGCCGAGGAGGTCTACACCCGCTCGGCGGCGTACGGGTTCTTCTCCGACCATTTCCGCGCGACGCGCCTCGGTGACACCGAGGCCGCGGCCCGGCTCGCCGACCACGCCGCGCTGGCGAAGGAGTCCGAGAAGTACCTGCAGCTGCGTGGTGTCACCTCCGCGACCGGCGCCGGCATGGTCGCCCCCATCTGGCTGCCGGACCTGTACGCGGGCACCCTGCACAAGCGGCTGCGGGTCGCCCGGCGGCTCCGGCAGGTGCCGTTCGCCGGGCCGACCGCGTGGACGCTCGGCGTCTCGGGCACCCCCGCGGGCACGGAGACCCAGACGACGGAAGGCACCAACGCCACCGAGTCCAACCCGACCGCGACGGTCATCACGGTCACCCCGAAGGCCATCAGCGGGTTCACCGACGTGTCCCGGCAGCTGCTGGAGTCCGGGAACCCGGCCGCCGACGCGATCCTCTGGTCGGACATGGTCGGCGACTTCTACGACGACGCCGAAGCCGAGGTCATCGCCGCGATCGAGGCGCAGGCGTCGGTGAACACGGTGACCATCGCCGATGGTGCGGTCATCCCGGGCGCCCGCAACGGCGTGCTCGACGCGATCGCCGCGGTGAGTGACAACGGCGGCGGTGACCCGACCCTCTTCGCCGGCCGCACCGCCCGCTGGACGCAGTACCTGAAGCTCGCCGACACCACCAACCGGCCGCTGATCATCTCGCAGCGGTACGAGGCGGTGAACGCGATCGGCCGCGGCGACGCCACCCAGGGTTTCCAGCAGACGGTGCAGGGCTCCCTGGAGGCGCTCGACGTCGCGACCTCGGCGACGATTGCCGCGAACCGCGGGTTCGTCATCAACGGCGACGAGCTGATCTTCTCGATCAGCGAGCCGGACCGGTTCACCTACAACGAGGTGGTCGGCCCCGCCGAGGTCCGGGTCGGGGTGTGGGGCTACTGCGTGATCATCACCGGCCGCCGCCCGAAGGCCATCACCAAGATCACCTACACGGCGAACTGAGGCCCCGGGCATGACTGCGATCGCGATCGCGACGATCGACAACGACGGCGCCGACCCGGGGCTGCGGGCCGCCGCCGCCGGCGACTGGGTCGTCCCCGGCTCCGCCGACCGGGTGGCGCTGTGGATCGAGAACGGCTCCGGGTCTGCGGTCACCGTCACCCTGACGACGTTCGGGAACATCTACGGGCAGCCGATCCCGGACGTGCCGGTGGTGGTCGGCGCCGGGCTGCGCCGGGCGGTGAAGATCGAACGGGCGTGGGCGGATCCGGTGACCGGGCAGGTCGCCGTGTCCTACTCGGCGACCACCTCGGTGTCCGTCGCCGGCGTGACGATCGGCTGAGCGGCGGTGGCGACCTGGCCGCCGACGCTGGCGGAGCTCCGCGCGGAGCGCAAGCTGGCCGACGGGCGGGAGGACGAGCGGCTGACCCGCTGCCTCGAGGCGGCCATCGAGTGGGTCGCCGACCCGGTCGAGGGCGCCCGCGCCGACCTGGCCGCGTCCTTCGCGGCGCTGACGGCGCCGGCGTCGGTGAAGCTGGGCACGCTGCGGTTCGCCGCAAGGTTGCACGACCGGCTGCGGTCCCCGGACGGCACCGTGATGTTCGATGAGGGGCTGCTCGGCCGGGTCGCCGGCGGCGACCCGGACATCGACCGGCTGCTCGGCGTGGGCCGGTTCGGCAGGTCGGTGTTCGCGTGATCACCCCGCAGTCGGTGGTCGACCGGGTCTGCGCGCCGCTGGCCGCCGCGGAGGTCCGGACCGTGCGCGCCGGGGACGCGCCGGTGACGCCGTGCGCGGTGGTCGGGATGCCGGCGTTCGAGTGGAAGTCCTACGCGCCGGTGCTGGACCCCTCCGAGCTGACGTGCCGGGTGGTGCTGCTCGCCGGCGCCGGCGAGACCACCGTCGACGAGCTCGGCGACCTGCTCACCCGGGCGGTCACCGCCCTGGACGCGCAGGACTGGTGCAGCCTGCGCCGCGCCGGGCCGGTCATCTACCAGGCGGCCGGCGGGCCGACACCGGCGTACGAGCTCGAGCTCGAGCTCGACCCTGAGGAGGACTGGTGAACAAGAGGCGGCTGCGGGAGGCGTCGATCAAGCTCGGGTCGCCGCTGACCGAGTTCAACGCGCAGATCGAAGAGTGGACGCTGGTCAACAACACCGACGACGGCGAGCAGATCTTCACCTACGCGCCGGGCACCGCCGGGGAGGACCGGGAGGACACCGACCCGCAGTGGGCGATGGTGCTGAAGGGCCCGTCTGACTGGACCGAGGGCGGCTTCTCCGACTGGTCGTGGGACCACGACGGGGAGACCGTGGCGTTCACCGTGATCGGGCACTCGGACTCGGTGACCGGCTGGAAGACCCAGTACGACGGCCAGGTGAAGATCAAGGCCCAGTCGGTGGGCGGCGCGAACCGCAGCACGGACCGGTTCGAGGTGACGCTGCCGATCATCGGGAAGCCGACCTACTCCCGGCCGGCGTGATGGGCGCGCCGCTGCCGACCGGCGACGACCGGTCGACCATGTTCGAGGTCACGATCCGCGACGACGCCGGCGCCGAGATCGAGGTGCAGGCGGACTCTCGGGACTTCGTCGCCTACGAGCGGCGCACCGGCCGGTCGTT